CGAAGTATCCTTTAATTGTATAGTCATTGATGTGGAAAGTCAAGTAGAATTTAGCCAATAACAAACGATAATGGTTTAGATCCATCAACGTAGTTTGCCAAATCCATTTCCAGTTTCTCCATTTCGGCCTGGGCATCTGCTTTAAGTGCATCACCATTCAGTGAAGTACCGCCCTGTGGTGTAGAAATTGTAGCGAATTTTGAACGTGCTTCGCCTAGCATATATTTGCTAACTGCAAGTGTGTAATCTTTTAGCCACTGCCCAGCATATGGATCACTTAGTAATGCAAAATCAGGACGTTGATTATATACCTGCATAAGAATTTGTTCGTCTGTTCTTGGACGCTGTAGTATGGTAAGTTTCTTACTTACAGGTTCCCATTTGAACGCAATAAAACTACCAAACATTTTACCTACTAGTTCTTGATAACCAGCAAAAGCATAATACGTTCCAAGTCCTCCCATATTAGAAGAACTTAATAGATATGTATTTGTGTAAGCCAAGTTAAAAGGTTCAAATAATGTTCCGCCATCACCGCCGCCTGTTCTAGAACCAATTGAACGTCTAAAAAGTTCTCTAACTTCAATTACTTCGTTTGGAAGAATATAATCATTAGTATCTTCTTGCAGTTCTAATATAGCATACGATTCCTCAACAGCATTTTCTGCACGTTGTCTATATTTGCCAAGTGCTTTTTCAAGTGCTACATCATAGTGATTGGGATCAAGTTCAACATCAACCATGCCGTCGCCTAGTAGCGTACGAACGTAATTAAACACTGACTGCTTCTTATTTTCTAAATCGTTACTCATATTAGTTTCCTGTGCTACTTCTATTTATTCAATAAATACTATTACTATGCCCAGACTCAGTTTATACAGACCAGAAAAATCAGCGGACTATCGCTTTATAGATAAGAACGTTTATGAATCGTTTCAAGTTGGCGGGACAGACATATTTGTACACAAGTACGAAGGTCCTGTTGATCCAGGTGTTGATGCAAGCACACCTAGCCAACCATACGGAACAAGCGATATACCCGAAACTAAAATACAAGATTTGTTGTTTTTAGAAAACAGAGATCGTAAATATTCAGATGATGTTTACAGTATTAGAGGAATATATAACGTACAAGACTTAGACTTTGATCTAAGCCAGTTTGGTATGTTTTTACAAAACGACACTATCTTTATAACGTTTCATATGAATAGCAGTGTAGAAAACTTGGGTAGAAAGTTAATGAGCGGAGATGTACTAGAACTTCCGCATTTGAAAGACGATTATGCACTTAATGACTACCAAGTATCACTAAAACGTTTTTATGTTATTGAAGACGTAAGTCGTCCTAGCGAAGGCTTTTCGCAGACTTGGTATCCCCACTTGCTTAGAGCAAAGTGTAAACCAATACTTGATAGCCAAGAGTTTAAAGAAATTTTTGATAAAGATTCAGGAGAAGGTACAGGGTCAACAATACGTGATGTGCTTTCAACATACGAAAAAGAAATGCAAATTAACGAAGCAGTTCTTAATCAAGCAAACGAAGATATTACAGGCGATCCTAATCAACCTGTTATTAGTGGGTACGACACAAAACAATACTTTGTAGTACCAACTGATGCAGAAGGAAATGTAAATATTAATGATGACGGATCTAGCAGGCCAACACTAAAAACACCAACACAAAACTTTTACGTTGGATATCTTACAGGTGACGGAGTTCCGCCAAATGGTGCATTGTACGGATTTGGTGCTCAATTCCCTCAAGCGGCAAGCGATGGAGAATTCTATTTGAGAACAGATTACTTGCCAAATAGATTATTTAGATATAATGGGAGTAGATGGGTGAAAGTTGAAGACGGTGTAAGAGTTGAACCAATGACTAGCGACAACGCTAGGTCACAACTAGGTACGTTTGTTAATAACACAAACAAAAATACAATTAATGGTAAAGAAGTTGACGAGCGTCAAGCACTATCGCAATCACTTAAACCTAAGGCAGATAACTAATGCAACATTTTTATGATGGACAAATAAGACGATTTGTAACACAGTTTGTACGTGTTATGAGTAACTTTAGTTACAAAGACAGTGCAGGAACACTTCGCAAGATTCCTACCAGTTACGGTAATCTAACACGCCAAGTAGCACATATTATCCGTGACAACTCAGAAAACAAAGTAATTAGTGCTCCACGTATTAGTTGTTATATTACAGGTTTAGAATATGCTAGAGACAGAGTACAAAATCCAACACACGTAAGCAAAGTTCATCTACGTGAAAGAGATTATGATTCTGCAACTGGCGAGTACTTACAAAGTCAAGGACCAGGGTACACAGTAGAAAGATTAATGCCTGTGCCATTTAACTTGCAAATGAAATGTGATATATGGTCAACAAACACAGATCAAAAATTGCAAATTATGGAACAAATGCTTGTGTTGTTTAATCCAAGTTTAGAAATTCAAAGCACAGCAAACTATATTGATTGGACTAGTTTAAGTTTAATTGAACTAGCAAGTGTAAACTATTCAAGTCGTGCTATACCACAGGGTGTTGATACAGAAATTGATATTGGCGAACTTACATTCACAATGCCTATATGGATTACACCTCCTGCAAAAGTTAAACAACTCGGTGTTATTGAAAAAATTATTATGAGTGTGTTTGACGAGACCGGAAGTATTAGTGATGGTATTATTGATTCAGCAAGTCCTATAGCAACAGTAAATATTACGCCAGGAAACTTTGGCTTACTAGTATTAAACAATACAGCAAGGTTGTTATCACCAAGCGAAGGTGTTAGTGAACCTAGTGCAGGCGAATTTGATAGAACTGGGGAACCTGTAAGTTGGTACAAATTATTAGATCAATATCCAGGAAAGTTTAGAGCAGGATTAAGTACAGTAAGACTTGCAAAAGCAGACGGTAATGAAATTGTTGCTACAGCAAGTGTAAATCCAACAGATGACACAGAGATAGTGTTAAGTTTTGATAGTGATACTGTACCTGAAAACACAGTGCTAACTGATAGTATTACTAGTAGAGGAACAGTTGATGCTATTATTGATCCATTAACTTATAACCCAAATGTTAGTGCATCTAATGCAGGTACAAGATATCTTATACTAAATGACATTCATCAGCACATTAAGAATGATAGTTCAGATGCAAATATGAATGCTTGGCAAAATGCAGACGGAACAATATTACAAGCAAGTGCTAATGATATTATTACATGGAATGGCACAAATTGGGAAATTACTTTCGATGCTGGATCAAACGACGAACGTGCCGATTCTAGCGTGGCACAAGACCCTGTCTACATAACTAATACATATACAGGCGTACAGTACAAATACACAAACGAAACTGGCGCTTGGTTAAAAAGTTATGAAGGTGAATATAATAAAGGGTCATGGCGACTAGTACTTTAAAAGATAAAAATATAGTTTGTAGTGGAGCATTATTTTATGCCCGCAATACCAAACGATTTCTATTCCTAGAACGTACCAAAACAAAAACTGCTGGTCAGTGGGGGCTTGTTGGCGGTATGGCAGAAGGAAATGAAACTCCGTGGAAAGCATTAGAACGTGAGATTAGTGAAGAAGTTGGTAAAACTCCACCTATCAAAAAAGTAATACCTTTAGAAATGTTTACATCAAACGACAGTAAATTTTTCTTTCACACGTATCTTGCTATTGTAGATAATGAATTTATTCCAACACTTAATCATGAACATTCTGGATATGCTTGGACAAATGTAAACTGCTGGCCTAAACCTTTACATGTAGGACTACGTAATACACTTCAAAATAAAGCCATTAAAGATAAACTACAAACGGTATTGGATTTAATAGTATGAGTTGGTTTACTGACTTATTTGGTCATGAATTTGAAACTAAAATAACAAAACTAAAAGATCAAATTATGTGTGACGATAACGAGCATAAAGAACGTGTGAATACTTGTTTACAATGTGAGCATTATAATAAAAGTATGCAAATGTGTCAAAAATGTTACTGTATTGTTCCTATTAAAACAAAAATCAAAGCATTTCATTGTCCCATTAATAAATGGTGATTAAATGTTTTTTCTCCGTCAATAATACTACTAATAGATCTACTGTTATCAAAATCAATTAAAATATTTTGTGTATTTGTAGTAAACATATCTTCTAAACCAAGATCAATATTACAAAATGTATTTTTAGTTGTATAATGATCATTATCAATTTCAACAACTAATTTTTCTTCAGTGTTCTCTATTAGTATACCAGGTATTTCTACATTATGTTCAAGCGTTGTTGTAGGAAATACTTTATTGATATCTCTAATCTTGCCCCACTCTAGCATACTTTTTGACATGCAGATAAAATAAAAACAGTCAGGGTATTTAGATGTAAGATCTGGAATAGTTTCTGTATGTAAGATATTTAAATTTTTGTAAATAAATTTTTTATTAGCAGTACTCCAGCAAACTACAGTATGCGAATCTATTTTGTGATTATAAAAAGAGTTTATCTGTGTACGCCATTCAATTAGGTCGTCTACACTCCACGACCCGATCCAATCATTAATCATTATACCAATCCCGTAAGTAAAGTGCATGATTAGGAAATGCTTCAACTTGTGACTGTGTTTTTGTTTTGTATAAATTATACGATAAATCACCATATTTCTTTACAGCATCTGTGATTTCTAAATTAAAATCATCATAAAATCCCATAAGGAATAGCAATTCAAACCATTGTCCTACATGAAACATATCAAAGTATCCTTTCATATGTAATGCCGGCGGAGGAGAGGGGCTAAACATTCTATATAGTTTTTCAACACTAGGTGGTAATTTTATTTTATGTACATCTTTCCAAAATTCTGTATCTTTTCTATGACATAAATTATAGTGTATAAAAATAAAATTATGTATTTCATCGATCATAGTTTCAAACTCTCTGCTGAGATATTCTCTGCTATTATTATCATACATACCATTTTGTTGTAAAATAATACGAGTTAAATTTTGAACTGCTTTTGTTGTGAAAGTAATTCCTGTTGCTTCTAAAGGTTCTACAAATCCAGCACTTAATCCAACAGCATAAACATTTTTTACAGCAATGTTTTTATGTTTACCAATTTTCATATGTAGGTGATTTGCTTCTGCTTCGTATTCGCCTATTGCATCACGTAATTGTTGTTCTGCTTGTTCTGGTGTACAGTGTTTACTAGAATATACATAACCGTTACCAATTCTACTCCATGTAGGAATTTGCCAGCGCCAGCCACTATCCATTGCAACGGCTTTAGTATAAGGGTGCATTGCTTCGCGTCTATTTGCATTGTAATCTTTTGGTATTGCTACTGCCCGATCGCAAAGTAGAGTATTATTAAAACTTATAAAAGATTCTCCTAGTGCTTCTTCTAACAGCATACTTTTAAATCCTGTACAGTCTATATATAAATCAGCAGTAAGTGTTCCGTTATTTTTTGTTTTTAATCCTGCAATACCGTGATCATCCTGTTGTACTTTAATAACTTCGTCATCGTAATATTCTAATTTATGTTGACATGATTTTTTCAGTGTTTCGGTGATCTTGTCTGCTCTAAAATGCACTGCGTCCCAACTTTGCCCATTAAGACCGTATGTAAAGTCTAACCTATGATCGTCTAATTTGGGTGACTTATTATTACGTGCAAGTTGATAACTAGGAATCCAATCTACAAACTCCTGTTTAGTTTTTTTAGAACCTAATATGTAATCATGCATAAAAACACCATTACCCAATACTGCTGTATCGCTTGTGTCATTGTCTACAAAAATAGGATAGTCAGACCATCCTTCTAGTTCAACTCCGAGTTTGTATGTGCTATCACAACTACGCATCCAATCTTCAGGCTTTAGTCCGCACTCATAAAGAAAGGCTGTAGTAAAAGGTTGTGTTCCTTC